CCAAAAAAAAGTGAACCGCCATTTTCTAAGTTAGTATTTTTATCAGAGTTATTCCAGTCGTAGTTGTAACAGCTAGAGCTATTAGTTGAGCCTGTATTACATTCATCATGGTAATAATATTGATAGATTTCCTTACTACCACTACCTATCTCACCTATTAAGACATCATGGTTTATTACATCTAACGCACCATACCTAAATTCATAAGTATCATTGGTCCATAAGATAACCTCAAAACTGTTATCAGATGCTCGGTTATATTCCCTCATGTCATACCAACCAAAGACTGTTTTGTCACTAAAACTTTTAGCCAACATACTTGAATCGTTATCTCTTATAAGATCAGTCCAAAAAGGCAGTAAGGTGTAAGTATACTGAGAAGCTAACGGGTCAGGTGTAAAATCGTTACAGTAAGCACCTGAAATTTTAAAGTGCAGACAACCATTGGTAGCCATTCGACCTTGAGTAAAGGCTTGACCATAGAAGTCAAAGGTAAACCCTAAATTAAAAGCAGACGAAACTTGGTCATCTCCTGCGTTTAAGTTAGTTGTTCCTGATTGACTGGTTAAGTCTATTAAAGACTGATTGCCTTCGTATACATACTGACCGAGGACATTAAGGCTTAATAGACACGCTACTGCGTAGCATAGAATTCTTTTTTGCATTGCCTTTTAGTTTTAGTTTTAGTTGTATATAGAACTTTGACTGCCCCAACAACATCTTTATTTATTTTGTCTCGGTTAGGGTTTCTATCGTGTGTGCATTGCTTTATGAATTCTTTTTCAACATCTTTTGCATCTGGTCTTTTGGAGGTGTTTTTAGCCCAAGCTAATGTAGCTTCTGCGCCTATCTTGCCTTTGTATGGGCAAGGCGTGCCTGCCATCTCCATCGCTTTAAAGACTCTTTCGTCCTGGCAAAGAATACTGACGCTGGCTACTTTCATACCTGTATCGTAAAGATACTTAGAAAGCTTTAATCGTTCGCAATTTTTATCTGTAACTGTAGCTCCTGTAGAGAATCCAAATACTTGGCCTTGAAACGCTCCAGAGCGCCCTACGGTACAAAGATCTTGAGAGTAGGACATAATGCTAGGGGCGATAGCAGACGCAGGTGGCGCCTTGCTTGTTACGTTTTGATTGATAGTTTGAGTCGAATTTGATTCGTTAATGTTTCTATTCGTGTTATCAGATATGTTGTTATTTTGATTAACATTTTTGTTATCAGTTGTAACGTTTGAATCTGACGTTGAAGTATTGACATTTGTATTAGCCGAACTGTTGACGTTAGTATTATTCGAAGTGCTTGAATTATTGACATTTTGATTGACCGTAGAGTTTACCGTAGAGTTTGACGTAGATGTATTAACGTTGTTATTACTATTGGTGTTATTGCTTGTAGCTGTTGAGCTATTAACGTTGTTGTTAGAATTAGTAGAGACGTTAGTGTTTTGATTTGTATTAACGTTGGTATTAACATTTGTGCTGGTACTCGTATTAACGTTTGTATTCTCATTTGTATTAACGTTTGTATTAACGTTTGTGTTGGTATTTGTGTTGGTGTTATTGGTTGTTGTATCATTTGTTGTATCTAAACTTTCGCAAAATTCTGTTCCAGCGGTACATGTACCAGTTTGCTGGGCTTGAATATGGTCTGGTAAGAATAAAAAGGCCAGTAAGCCTGTAAGAAGTTTAAGTTTTTTCATTTTCAATTAGCGTGTGCAGCCCTCTTTGTATTAATATGTCTCTATTATTAAGATGCTCTAATTGAATGTCTTTTTTGCTTTGGCCCTCATACCTAACTGCCATATGGTTTGTAACCATTGATTGATTAATATCAATTCCATCTACAATAACTGATGCCAAAACTCTGCCGAATTTTCCTTTAGAGTCTTTTAAATGCGTCCGTAAAATGACGTGAGCGCCATGATTTATGGCGTCTTGTAAAAACTTAGAAGCTAGTTTTCCCCTAGCTTTTTCGTCTTTATTGCGAGTGCGAAACTCGGGTGTGTCAATACCGTACAGACGTACGCGACACTTGTAAATGATATCAAAACCAAGATCCAAGTCAACGTCAATAGTATCTCCGTCAACAACACGAGTGACTTTGCAGCCATACTCATACATTATTTTTTCTTAGGAGATAGTGGTTTTTTTCGTAAAACTTTTTTATACGCTTCGTTCTTTGCTGTTGTTGGATCATCAGCTATATAACGGCCTTTACCATCTCTGGTTCTTACGTCTACATAAGAAAGAGGTGTTATAAATTTTAAAAAACTTTTAAGCCAGCTCATTTATTTCTTGAACTTAGCTACGATTTTCTTCCAAACTTGAGGTTTGAATCTTTTGATTGAAAAAAGAACTACTGCTGAAATAATTACTAGTGGTATTATTATGTCCATACTAAACTCCTTTAAAGTATGCTGGTAAACCAATCATAGGCCTGCCATCATATTTATTTGTTTTGGCATCTTTGCCATTATTATCATTATAGTGCAAAAACACTTGTCCGCAATCTTTGCCTTTAAAAGCATCACGCCAATGTTCTAATTCACACCCTCTATACATCAACATATCACCTGCTTCTAGCTTGACCTCTATACCCTCTTTACCTTCTTCACCTGAAGGCTCTAAGAATATAGACCAATCATCACCACCTAGATTCATAGTGGTAGATATTTCGCAAGAGTATCTGTCTTTGTGTCTTTTAAGCTCATCGCCTTTTTTATAGATTCTTGCGTATGAATAAGTTTCAGTTAGTTTAAGTCCTGATTCTTTTTCCATTACAGGTTTAACCTTTTGCAATAAAGTTTCCATCACTATATCGCTATAATGCGAATAAGTTTCTGGTATTTGTTGGTCGTTCCAGACCCCAAAGTATTCAGTAAATTGTGAGATGTATCTTTCATCAAACAAGTGTCTTGCGACAGCTCTTTTGTTTAAAAAGTATTGATAACAAAAATCTGCTAACTCTGTTGATATAGCACTTTTAATTACTTGGTATTTATCTTTTTTAAAGCTCATTGCCACTCTCCTGGTCCTGGTGGCTTAAGAAATAAACCTTTTATAAGTATAAATGTTAAAACTAAAATAAAAAAATCAATCATCTAAATGGGTATCCTAAATTCCAACATACTAAAGAGTTTCGTATGCCTTTGGTTACTGGTTTAACTCTATGCCAAACAAAAGAAGGAAAAACTATAACGCTACCCTTCTTTCTAATTTCTTCACATATTCTTGGTTGTGAGCCTTCGTCTGTGTTTCTAAAATCAAACTCTAAATCTCCGCCTTCGTATTCATCAGGGTCAGTCAGCGATACTGTCATACTAAGTTTTCTTAACTTACCATGTGTATTGGTATTTTTAGGATCGTTATAAGGTTCTTCGTATGAATCACAATGCCAATCATAAAATTGACCTTTTTTGTATTCGGTGAATTGACAAGATTCTGTCCAATCCCATTCAAAATTCCAATCAGCACTTGCGTTGGCTTGATGTATGTAAGGTTGTATTTCTTTGTATATCCATCGGTCATCCATCCAAACAACATCAGACTTGCGTTTCTTTTGAATGTTTTTTAGTTCTAGTTTGGTGAGATTGTCTTTATTAGAGTTGCCTGTCAGAGCCATTTGTTTATCTTGCTCTTTGCCATATCTAATAATTTCATCACATATTCTTTCAGGAATAACCGATTGAAAATACCAATAATAATATTTTAGATTCATCTTCTCTCTCTTTCTTGAGAAATTAGTATAGCTAAATGCTAGCTATAAAGATACTTAGGACCAGTTACCTGCTTTGATTTGTCTATATACAGTTCTTAAATCCCAACAGCTTGATGCCAGTGTTCGGTCTATTGCAGCTTCGCTAACGATAACTACGCCTGAACCACCAGCTCCACTATTCATACTTGGGTATGAATAACTTCCTCCACCACCACCTCCGCCTGTATTAGTTGAGCCAGCAGTGCCAGTTCCAGTAGGAGGTCCACCACCTGCTCCGCCTCCACCAGCTCCACCACTACCTGCACTATGACCTTCTGAAACAACACCTCCGCCACCGCCACCGCCACCACGAGTAACGCTTGACCCTGAAATAGATGAAGCTGTTCCTGCACCACCTGCACCACCATTATTAGGGTCTCCTGCTCCACCATTGACACCTACAGCTCCTGCTCCACCACCACCACCGCCCCCTGGACCAATAGAATTTCCACCATTATTTCCTTGAGACGGACTAGTTGGGGGTGTGTTTCCAGCTCCGCCAGTAGCAGGATTGCCATCAGCCCCACCTCCTGAACCACCAGTAAGACCTGCTGCAGGACCGCCAGAAGCCCCTCTAGCTCCAGCTCCACCACCAGTTGATGTAATAGGAGAAGCTGCACCAAAAACTGAATTAGCCCCACTTACACCAGGACTATTGCCATCTGACGAACTTGCACCGCCTCCTCCAACTGTTATTGGTACACCACTTGAAGGAACTGGATGATCGGCTATTTCTCTGTAACCACCTGCTCCGCCTCCACCACCAATTAAAGCCGCACCTCCTCCTCCACCTGCAACTACTAAAACAGTTGCTTGGGTTGTAAGTGATGCGGCTGTAAATGTACCTGAAGAATTAAAAGTTGTAATAACTGCATCTTGGGTTTCTGAAGTTACTGTTTGTGCTGCTCCGACTAATCTAGGCATATTATGTCCATGTTCCTGCTGATACATTGTCGTATACAGCTTCTAAGCTCCATACACCTGAAGCTATGGTAGGTCCTGCGGCTTCTTTGACGATAACGACACCAGAGCCACCAGCTTTGCCAGGAGTACTATTACCTGCACCGCCTCCGCCACCGCCTGTGTTGGCAGTTCCAGCAGCTCCACCATTACCTGCTCCACCACCACCCGAGCCTCCAGCTCCAGCAGGTGCGCTAAGATCGCCTCCACCACCGCCTCCACCTGCTCTTGTTACAGATGAACCTGTGATTGAAGAAGCTGTACCTGCTCCACCTGCTCCACCAACTTTAAAATCAGGTCCGACAGGTTGATTATCTTGACCTACAGCACCAGCTCCTCCGCCACCGCCACCGCCACCAAGGGCGTTAGGTCCACCACCACCACGATTCCCGCCATCATTACCTTGTGATGGACTTACAGGAGGTGTATTTCCTGTTCCGCCACCTGAACCATTCGCATCACCACTTCTACCACCACAACCGCCACCAGAGCCGCCATTAGCAGCACCAATTCCTGTAAATCCATTTCCACCGCCACCCCCTGCTGAAGTTATTGTTGATGGTGTTCCTAAAATTGAATTTGAACCATTGACTCCTATACCTCCAGAACCTGCTTCACCAGCACCACCTGCTCCTATAGTTATTGGATAGCCTGTTGATGCTGAGACAGAAAGACCAGTTGCAGTTCTATATCCACCTGCTCCTCCGCCACCGCCAACTGTAGAACCTCCACCAGCACCACCTGCAATAACTAAGTATTCAATTGAGCTTGTATACGCAGCAGTTGTTAAAGTTCCACTTGAATTAAATGTGGTTATAGTTTCAGGTTGTTCAACTGGTGGGTTATCAACACCTACGATTCCGCCATTAAGGTCAGCCATGGTTAAACTGCATCCCAAGCTAAGTTAGAAGCATCCCATGTGTAATTTGTCGTTGTAATTGGGTCAACAGTTAAATCGTCTGTTTCTCCTAACCATTGTAAGTTAGGCTCATCCCAATATACCATAACTGGTAAACCACCTATTTCTGTAACACTCGGATAAGTAACTGGTGCTTCCCAATCATCATTAGCATCTAATGACCAAGAGGGATAAGGTTGAGGGGATATAAATTTATCTTTAGAAGAATCATAAGAATAACCAATACCTGCGTATTGTTTTCTAAAGTTATTGTTGTATGAGGTTTGTTTCCAAGCAACACCACCTGTTCCGTATGGAACGATTGAAGCTACAAATGTTTCTGCTTGAACAGATTCATCGCCACCATTGGCATCTACATCTGTGTTTGATATTACTATTACTTGTAATACTTCGTTACTGGAGTTAAGTTCTGCAAAGTGAGCCATAATTAAATACCTCCTTAAGCGTCATCTAATTCTTCGTAACTAATAGTGTAGGTCAGGTCTGAAGCTGCACCTGCACCGCCTTCTATGAGGTCTCCTTCTTGAAGGTAAAAACTAGAGTTTTTATCAATCAAAACTAAGGTTGCATCTGCTGGAACGGAGATAGTAGAAGCGAATAAGACTACTGAGCCACCACTT